TGGCAAATGGTATTCGAGCAAAGGATGGCGCAAATCTTTATGGAAGTGGAAGTGTCCGCAGAATAATGCTCAATGGATCAAACTTTAGATTGAGGTATCAAACAGTCGGATCAGGCCCCTCAGGCCAAAATGTGAATATCTATAGTGCTAATAATTTAAGGACTGCTAATCCTTTGAAGTATGCGTATGCGTACAAGCCAAATGATTACGCACTTTCTGCTAATGGATCTACCTCAACGGATACTATTAGAAACCCAACAACAACCGTAAACCGTATGTTACTTGGGGAGGAATCAACGTTTGGCGGTAGTGGTCGTCTCAATGGTGCAATCTCCCGCATTGCCTACTACGACCGCCGACTATCCGACGCTGAACTGGAGAAAATTACATCATGACTTACCCATCAATCAGGCCTGCCTTAACGTTGGACTTTGCCAATAGTAAGAAGCTAGATAACCGTATTGCGTTTAGCCGTAGCTCTATTGGTACTTATGTGGACTCCAGTGGGTTAATTAAAACTGCTCCTGTCAATGTGGCACGGTTTGATCATGACTCAACAGGCAAGCCGCTGGGGTTGTTGATCGAGGAGTTAAGAACTAACTACATCCCCAACAGCACTGATTTCACAGGCTGGAGTCAGGTTAGTGGTGCAAGCATCGCATTGTCGTCTGCTGTCACTGCTCCAGACGGCAATACTTCATCTAGCCTATTTACTGCTGACGACAATACTGGTTACGCTACGGTTTCTTATATAATTCCAGGCAACACTAATGCATATTTAACTCTGTTTGTTAAAGCGGCAAATGAAAGTGTTTTTCAGTTGTCCAGCAGCAGAAGTACAACAATGCGTGGTCTTTTTGATATGACTACTGGATTGTGGTCATCAACAGTAGGCAGTGCTGACGATTACGCAGCTGAGGCGTATCCTAACGGCTGGTGGAAATTAACTGTTAAAGGTTTTATAGGCGGCACATCTACAATTATTTTATATATAGCAGGTCCTAACATCACTTCTGCTGGCACAGACGCTTTTTATATGTGGGGCGCTCAAGTCGAGCACGGTTCTTTTCCAACCAGCTACATTCCAACAGCAGGAAGCACTGTCTCCAGATCAAAGGATGTTGCACAGATCACTGGAACGAACTTCAGCAGTTGGTATAACCAGAACGAAGGGACAATTCAAGTTAAGTACGGTTCAGCAACAAACACGTCAAGTAATCACAAACGGCTCGTAAGTATTGGCGATAGTAGTTCAGACTCAATGTCTGCAGATAATGGGATTATGTACGGTTCACATAATCCTTCAACTTCTACTAGATGGAGATTAAGAAATGGTTCTTCTATTCTAAATTTTGCGCTTGCATCACCTGCGGCTCTTTCATCTGCAATAGCTTATGAAGACGATAACTTGGCTGTATCATATGACGGCGAAACTGTTCTCACTAACAATAGCTACACGATATCTACATTACCTAGCAGGCTAGACGTTCATCCTAACGGCCACATCTCCCGCCTGTCCTACTACAACGAACGTCTGACTGACGCTGCACTTCAACAACTAACAAAATGACACTTACTAGATATTATAGATTTACAGACGAGGCAGCGGCTAAAGCTGCTTTGGAACCACTAGGTCGTTACGTTCCACCTACTACTCAAACAGATGAAGATGGGAACGAAGTTGCTGTTGAAGGTTATTACGTCACAGCAGCCATCGGCTGGGCACTAGATCCTGTTGGTGTGATCTTTAACGACGACGGTGAATACAACGTAGAAACCGGCGAAGTAATTAAAGAGCCAACACCAATGGCTGGTTGGCATGTCAACCTTGCTGGTCAGTTCCCATCTGAACTCGACTCTTTTGAAGTTACACCTGAAAAACCTTATCGTATTTTTGCATAATGGATGGAGAAATTACTGCTGAGGAAATTGCAAAGCACTATTCTGCAGCTCTAGATAGCGTAAATCTAATTAACGACCATGTAGCTATTGAAACTCTGGACACTGAGCAGTCCGACCGTGTTGCTCGTAATGTCGAGCACCTCGAACTAATGGTTGCTAAGGACTTTTGGACTACTGAAGACCTAGCTCCACTTAATGCTGCTATTGCAGCTGGAAAAACAATTTAGTAAACCAATGATTACTCTTATTCGCCCACTTCTATTTTCTTTTCTTCAGTCTGACAAAGTAAAGACTTTGATTGTTGACATGCTGGCCAAGCTGGCAGAAACAACTGACAACGACATTGACGACAAAGCTGTTGAATTTGTCCGTAATGGGTTGTTCCCAGCTAAGTAATGGAATGGGAAGAGCCACCACAACTTCCCTTTGTAACGCTCCCTGAGCCGCCTAATCTACCTAATCCAATACTTGACATACCAAGGGCAGATATACCGTCTTACAAGCCCTTGGTGGTGCCTCCTAGCGACCTTAGGCCGCCACCAGGAGTTAAACCTAAGGCAAGTTCTGAACCAAAAGCCAAACCACAAATACCTGTAGTACAACCACCCCCGATACAGCCACCGGAAGTCCAAACATTGGATGTTCCAGGTACTGATATTGAGGTGCCAGTACCTAGCGGTGAAATACTTGTCACTGCTGCCACAACAGCATTCGTATCAGTTGCTGCCACCCTATCTGCTACAGCTCTATTTAAATACCTAGTCACTTTAATGAAGCCTGTATTTAAACAAGCATGGAGCAAGATAACAACAAAAAAGGGGAGTTTATCAAGTTCATAGTTCTTGTTTGGTCAGCTGGTCTTTTGACAGCTAGCTATGCAGGATGGATGGAAAAGATGGACCCTACTTATGTCGCCTCAATTCTGAGCGGCACATTGGCAACCTTTTCAATTACTAGAGAAAAGAACAAATGAAGAGACTTCTTGTCTTGTTACTGATTGCAGCTCCTGTGTCAGCGCAATCGGTTACACCTAATTTCACTCAAGGTAGTATGAATTCAACTACAACTACTACCGTTGATATTGACCGTACCATCGAAACAGAAGTGTACGGAGGAGCTTATAAATCATGGTCTGGAACCAACATTACACCCAGTGGTTCAATAGACGATTCAAACACAACATTTTCAATTACCACAGCTGGCGACGACTTTCAGCTGGAAATCGTAGAAAGAGCAGCAGGGATTATCGAAACAATCGACATCACCGAAACCATCGAGCAAACCTCTACTACTACATCCTTGTCAGTCTTCTCGCAGTAACTCCTGCATATGCTGACGAACCAACAGTTTCAAACAGTGCAAACCCTGTAGCAGCAGCTACGGGTAACGTCACCAACCAAGCTGTTCAGTTCCAAAACAACGGTGCACCAAGTCGGCAATACTTTACCGGCGGTAATTCGTGTAACGGAACCACTATGACATTCCAACCTTTTTATTTAGGTGGGGATGTCCATGCAGACTCGTACCAACGTACAGGTAATTTCGGTGTACAGATAGGTCTATCAGTCCCGCTTGATGGGGGTATGGTCGAAACGTGTAAGCAAATAGCAAGGCGACATGAACAAAAGATGCGTCTTGACTATGAATTAGTACGCGCATTGAAGTGCACGGAAATAATGAAAACTGGTTTTACGTTTCGTCCTGGTAGCCGCGTAGCGGTGCTCTGCCAAGACATCGTACCAATCGTACTTATTGATAAACGAGATCTCAACTGGTAATGCTAGAAGCAACAGTAACTGTTGTCATTGCTTGTATTGCAGGCGGGGCAGCATTAAACAACCGACTACACAACCGAATAGGAAACGTACACGATCGTATTAGCGGGCTTGACCGCCGTATTGACACATTAGAGCTAACAGTAGCTCAAGAATATGTATCTAAAACTGATTTAGCCACCCTGGTATCCAGGATGGAAGATCACATGATCCGTATTGAAAACAAATTAGATCAAATTGCACTTAGGAATAGCTAAACAGTCTGCTGATGTCAAAAAAGAAGGCAACTGAAGATCAATTTAACGAACTCCATAATTTAGTTACTAAGGAATTTCTTGCTCGAATTAAATCTGGTGA